CCGCAAGGTGTTCATGGTCTCAACCCCGACGATCCGGGGCCTGAGCCGGATCGAGCGCGAATATGAGGCTTCGGATCAGCGCCGCTACTTCGTGCCATGCCCGCACTGTGGAGCGATGCAGTGGCTGCAGTTTGAACGGCTGCGCTGGGAGAAGGGCAAGCCGGAGACGGCGGCCTATCATTGCGAGGGCTGCGACAAGCCAATCGCAGAGCATCACAAGACGCAGATGCTGGAGCGGGGCGAATGGCGCGCAACGGCGGTGTCCGCCGATCCGCATTCGATCGGGTTCCATATCTCGGCGCTCTATTCGCCGCTGGGCTGGAAAAGCTGGGCGCAGATCGCGCAGGAATGGCTGGCGGCGCAAGGCTCGGAAGAGATGTTGCGCGCCGCGCGCAACACCCTGCTGGGCGAGACATGGGTCGAAAGTGGCGACGCCCCGGAATGGCAGCGTCTTGCGGAACGGCGTGAACCGTTCCCCGCGACGATTCCGCACCTTGGCCTGTTCTTGACGGCCGGGGCAGACGTGCAGAAGGACCGGATCGAGGTTGACGTCTGGGCCTGGGGGCGCGGGCTCGAGAGCTGGCTGGTCGATCACATCGTGATCCCCGGCGGGCCGGACGATCCGGCAGCTTGGGAAAAGCTGACCGCGTTGCTCGGACAGACATGGGCACATGAACGCGGCGCGGTCATGACGCTGGCGAAGCTGGCCATCGACACCGGCTACGAGTCCGCCGCCGTCTATGGCTGGGCGCGCCAGCAGGGCACAGCACAGGTCGCTCCGGTGAAGGGTCTTGAAGGGTTCAACCGGGCCACGCCGGTGTCGGGGCCGACCTTCGTGGATGCCACCATTGGCGGCAAGCGGCTGCGCCGCGGTGCGCGGCTCTGGACCATCGCGGTCTCGACCTTCAAGGCGGAGACCTATCGCCATCTGCGGCTTGAACGACCGGCGGAACCGGAAGACCCCAACCCACCCGGCACGATCCATCTTCCCGACTGGATCGACACCGAATGGCTCAAGCAGCTGGTGGCCGAACAGCTGGTCACGGTGCGCAACAAGCGCGGCTACTCGCACCAGGAATGGCAGAAGATGCGCGAACGCAACGAGGCGCTGGATTGCCGGGTCTATGCCCGGGCGGCGGCATGGATCCTCGGTGCCGACCGGTTCGATGGGCGGATGTGGCGGCAGCTTGAGAAACAGGCCGGGGTGGAGACCGCCGCAGTTGCCGCGTCGAAAACCGAGCCCGACACGCCGTCCGAACCCCAGGCCGGGCGAGTGACGACACCACGACGGCGCGGCTGGCGCGTCAACACGCCCAAATACATGGAATGATGATGACCCTCATTGAGCTCAAATCCCGCCACAGCGCGCTGCTGGCCGCCCGCTACAGCGGCACCCGCAGCGTCAGCTACGATGGCAAGACCGTCACCTATGGCTCGGATGCGGAACTGGCCGCAGCGATTGCGGATATCGAGCGCCGGATCGCGACGCTGGAAAAAACAGCGCGCCGCGTATTGCGCCCCTTTGCCGTGAAGGACCTGTGATGCCCGCAATGAACTGGCGCCAGCGCCTCGGGGCCTTCATCGGCGGGTTTGATGCGGGCCAGCACCATCGCCGCCTGCGCGGTTTCCGCGCCACCCGCGCCCACGTGAACGCGCTGATCGCGGCCTCCGGCCCCGACATCACCGCCCGCGCCCGCTGGCTGGTGCGCAACAACGGCTATGCGGTGAACGCCGTTGAAAGCTGGGCCGCCAACACCGCGGGCGACGGGATCAAGCCGATCTCGAAGATCCCCGATCCCGCGCGCAAGGAAGAGCTGCAGCGCCTCTGGCTCGCCTGGACCGACGAGGCTGACGGCGAGGGTCTGACCGATTTCTACGGGCTGCAGCGCCGCGCGGCACGAGAGGTGTTTATCGCGGGCGAGGTGTTCTTCCGCATCCGGCCCCGGCGCGCGGAGGATGGTCTGACCGTGCCGCTGCAGCTGCAGATGCTGCCCGCCGAGATGCTGCCGCTTGAGCAGAGCGGCAGGGCCGCCAATGGCAACATGATCCGCCAGGGGATCGAGTTCGACCGGATCGGGCGCCGCGTCGCCTATCACTTCCTGCGCCGTCACCCGGGCGACAGCACCGATCCGGGGTTGGCGGGCGAGGTGGTGCGCGTGCCGGCCAGTGAGGTGATCCACGTCATCGACCCGGTCGAGGGCGGTCAGCTGCGCGGGGTCTCAAAGCTGGCACCCGCCATCGTGAAGCTCTTTCTGCTCGATCAGTACGATGACGCCGAGCTCGACCGAAAGAAGGTTGCTGCGATGTATGCGATGTTCGTGACCTCCCCCGCCCCGGAAAACCCGCTGGCATCACCCGAGGATGAGGACGGTGCAGGTGGGCTCGAGATCCGCCCGGGCCAGGTCGTGCGCCTCGATCCGGGCGAGGATGTCACCGTGGGCCAGCCCGCCGACAGCGGTGGGACATACGAGCCTTTCCAGTACCGCACGCTGCTGCAGATCTCCGCCGCCCTTGGCATCCCCTATCCCTATCTCGCCAATGACATGGTGAAGGGCAACTTCTCGAACTCGCGCCTTGCGCTGATCGAGTTCCGCCGTCGCGTCTCCGCCTGGCAGCATTCGGTCATGGTCTGGCAGCTGTGCCGCCCGGTCTATGCGCGCTGGATGGATGCGGCCGTGCTTTCGGGCGCGCTGACCCTGCCCGGCTATGAAGCCAACCGCGCCCGGCTGCTCGCCGCCGACTGGTTGCCGACCAAATGGGACTGGGTCGATCCCTTGAAGGACGCCAATGCCGAGATCGCCCAGATCGAAGCCGGGCTGAAATCCCGCACGCAGGCTATCGCCGAGCGCGGCTACGACGCTGAACAGGTCGACCGCGAGATCGCCGCGGAACATGCCCGTGAACGCGCGCTGGGCCTCGATTTTCGCCGCCCCGGATCGCCCGCACAAGGCGTACAGGCGATGCCGGTCGAGGGCATTGACCCCGACCAGACGGATCAGACCGACGATGCGCAGGACCATCCGCGCGAAGAAGAGGACCAGCCCTGATGCTCCACGCCCGTATTGCCGCGCGCGCTTTCAACACGCCGCTGTTGGTCGAACCTTCAAAAGCCATGGCGTTTCTCTCGGGCCTCGGCCCCCGCATCCTTGGTCGGCGGGTCGATCTTGTGGACGGGTCAGAAGGTCGGGACATCGATGCAGCCGCAGTACCTGCCCGCGCCAGCATCCTCGCGGGCGGGCTTGCCGACAGCTATCGCCAGCAGGGCGACGCGCCCTACACGCTGGTGGATGGCATCGCGGTGATCGAGATCGTAGGGGTGCTGATCCATCGTGGCGGCTGGATCGGGGCGTCCTCGGGCCAGACCAGCTATGAGGGCATCGCCGCGCAGATCGAAGCGGCGTCCAGCGACCCGGCCGTGCGCGGCGTGGCGCTGGAGATCGACAGTTTCGGCGGCGAGGTGGCCGGGGTGTTCGATCTGGCCGACCGCATCCGCGCGCTTCGGCGCGACAAGCCGGTCTGGGCCTTTGTCGCCGAACATGCCTTCTCGGCGGGCTATGCGCTGGCCTCTCAGGCCGACCGCATCCTGCTGCCGCGCACCGGCGCGCTGGGCAGTATCGGCGTCGTGGTGATGCATGCCGATCTCAGCGGCCAGCTCGATCAGGACGGCGTGCGCGTGACGCTGATCCATGCAGGATCCCACAAGGTCGACGGCAATCCCTACGCGCCGCTGCCGGATGTTGTGCGGGGCGACATCCAGCGCGAGATCGACGTGCTGCGGTTCCTCTTCGCCGAGACGGTCGCCGCCGGGCGCGCCGGGCGGCTGAGTCAGGAGGCCGCACTCGCCACCGAGGCGGCGACCTATCGCGGCGCGGACGCCGTCGTCGCTGGCCTTGCAGATGAGGTCACCGACCTCGGGCGCGGCTTTGCCGGTTTCCGGCAGTTGGTCGCGCGCACGCCCTCCCCCTCGCTTGCACGCGCCCGGCGCGCACCCCTCGCCCAAACCAGCAACCCGACCCAACCCCGAAAGGAGACCGCCATGACCCAGGATAGAGACGGTGAGAACGCCGCGCAGGACAGCATCACGGATGCCGAAGGTCCGCGCGATACCGGAGGCAATGCGGCAGCCGAAGCGCCGGCATCCCCCGCCGCGCCGGCACCAGCGGCACCGCCCGCCGCAGCAGTTGCCCCCGAAGCATCTGCCGCCCCCACGCTGGCCGCAGCGCCGCCCGACAATCTGGCCGAGCTGTCGGCGCAGCTTCGTGAGACCGCGGCGGGAATTGCCGAAATCGCGGCGCAGGCCGGCCGCCTCGGCATCGCCATCGACGCGGCCAAGGCGCTGCGTGAGGGCACCACGCCCGAAGCTCTGCGCCGTCTCGTCCTCGAGCGCGCAAGCGCCGCCGCCGATGCGCGCGACATCGTCGCCGCCCCGCCGTCGCCGCTCCGGCCGCAAGCGAAGGAAAGCCCGATCGTCGCGGCCGCGAAACGCGCGGCGGCATCGGGGGCGCGCGGCTGACGACCCGGTCCCAACTCAACCACCCTCTGCCCGATTGATCCCCCGCACCTGATCCCCCGCCGCACCGCTTCGGCGGGGAATGACTTTTGCCCCCTTTGCATGGAGACCCATCATGACTGTCCTGACCCAACCGCCCGGCACGGGCGACGTCCTCAAATACGAGGTCAACCCGAACTTCACCCGCGAGATCGTGACCTTGCTGACGGGCACGCCCTATCCCGTCGGGTCCGTCCTCGGCAAGATCACCGCCAGTGGCAAATACAAGCTGGCCACCGCTACCGGGACCGATGGTGCGCAGATCGCCTCGGCGGTGCTGCTGACGGCGG